TCCCTATCCCCGCTCCAGGCGGGTCAGAAGGCGGGCCATGTCAGGCATCCTCCTCTTCGTCCCGGGCAGCCTCAATCCGGTCTGCCTCGGCCCGCTCGGCCTTCTTGGCCTCCATCTGCTGGATGTGCTCGACCAGGTCGTCAATCTCCTCGAACTCGCGCCGGGCCCACTGCATGGCCAGGGCGTCGAACTTGTCGGACGTGACCTCGATGCCGCCGATGATGACCGAACCGGTGACCGGGGTCTCGACCTCGTAGCCGCCCTCGCGGAGGGCCCCCAGCAGAACCGCGGTGGCCTGGGCAAAGTCCCGGTCGTAAGCACTGTCACCCGGGCGAGGACCGGAAGGGGTGTTTCCCCGCTTAGCCACCCGACCCACAAACAGCACGTCCGCGTCCGCATCCAGGCCGGGCTTGCCGAGCACGAACCGCTCCGGAACGGAGGCCTTGGCTTCCTCCAGCGTGCCGAAGGAGTGACTGGCGTGTGCCGTCATCCCGTCGCGCTCGTGGTAGGCGACGACGAACGGTTTGGCGTCGGGGTCCTGGCCGAGGACCTCGGAGATGACGACGATCTCAGGGGACCGCCGCGAAGCGATGTACTCCTGAACCTGGTGCCACGTCCACACCGGGCCCGACGCGAGTTCCTGCTGCGGCCTGGGCAATTGCCCCCGGCCCCGGTAGACGCTGAGCTTCCGCACGTCGAGGCCGGCCGCCTCCGCGAACTCGGTGAGGCCGTAGAGCCGGTCGACGTACCAGTTGTGGTCTCCCCAGACGCGCTCGGCGATCTGCGAGACCGTGGCCTCGACCTCCGGCTCCTCCTCGATGCCGTCCTCGGGAGCCGCGACCGACACGGCCCGCAAGGGGCCCGTGGTGTTCTCGGCCAGCCGGACCTCGACCTTGGCCCCGGGGAACTCGGCCTCCAGGGCCTCCTCCAGGAGTTCGCGGTAGCGGTGGGCGCTCGCCCGGGTGTCGATGCTCTCTGTGTCGCCCTCGCCGAACAAGTCGAGTTCGGCCTGGGTGTAGGTGATGGTCCAGCCCCGGTAGGGCGGGATGATGTGGTCGCCGTCGAAATCCTCCTCGGTGGCCCAGCCCCAGGCGATAGCCGCACTCCGGGCCTCGGCACCCATGGTCCGGGCAAGCTCGCCATGGGCCACCGTCGTGATGGCGCGGGCCTCGGCGATTTGTTCCTCCAATTCCCTGACCACCGCTTCGCCCTCGTTCATGGCGCACTCCCCGAGCGCGTCGTCCTCGCCCTCGGAGGTCCAGGCTACCCCGGCGTTACTCTCGACGATGTAGTCCCTGCCGCCCGGAACGTAATAGACGGACAGGTACTCCCCGTCATGCGAGGGTTGCCTGCCCTCCCGCTTGGCATCGCCTATCGCGATGCTGCCGGTCATGATGCGCTTCATCGTTCCCTCTCCTCTCCCCCGGCCCCGTGTCGGGCCTGCGGGGTGTTGTTGACTCCATCAACTGCATTATCTCATGGAGTGTTGATACTGTCAACAGAAAAAAGAGAGAGATTCTGGGCTGCGGAGAGGCCCTCCGCACGGCCCGGGCGGCGCCGAAAAACCGTGACGGCCTTTCCCCAGCTAGCCCGCCGAAAGCCTGTCCGAAAGTTGTCCGGTTTCTGTCCGAACGTTGTCCGGTTTCTGTCCGAGTTGGGCTTGCGTTCGTGTCGCGGGGGTGGTAGACTCCGCCAGAGTGGGGTACCACGTACAGGACCTTCGTTCAACGGCTGAAGACGGCAAGACCTGAAGGCCTCCGGGAGATCTCGGGGGCCTTTATTCGTCGCGGAATACCAGAGCAGGGGGTGTACGGCAGTGCCGATGAAGGGCTGGGATCCGGAGGTCAGACTGAAGGCCGTGGCGGTCTCCGAGGCACTGGGCATCCGTGAGGCCTCTGAGGCGACCGGGGTTCCGTCTGGGACGATCAAGCGGTGGAGGTTTGAGGACCGGGAGGCCCGCAAGGACACGGCCGAGGCTCCTGAGACGGAGAGGAAGAGCAACGTCGTCTCGCTTGCGAACCGAACGGGGAAGCGAACCAAGAAGGGTCAGAGGCCCGTTTCCGAACCGGGTCGAACCGGGAAAAAGGACAAGGCGGCGCCGGCGACTCGACCGCGTGTCCTGGATGAGCCTGAGATCCGGCAGGCCCTGTCTGAGGCGGGGGCTGAGATCAAGGCCCGGACGGTCGAGTTCGCGGACCAGCTCTTCGGTCTGGCCGCCAAAGCTGTCCGGGAAGTTGATGTGGCGATCTCGACGGAGCAGGAGCGCCCGAAGGGCCGGGAGGGTGTCTCTCGCGACCGTGACGGGGCGGCCTGGGTTCGGTCCTTGGTCGGCGTCATGGCCCAGGCCGTGGAGAAGGCCCAACTCCTTTCCGGCAAGGCGACGGGGCGGGTCGAACTCGCGGAGGTCCTGCGGAAGATCGGGTCGGATGCTGAGACGTCGAGAGCGGCTCACGACATCCTGAAGCGAGTGGGCTACGGGCAGGAGGGGGCTGGCTAGGGTGGCCGAGGTTGACGCCAACCTGGCCTCGAGGCTGGCCACGCCCGCAGGTTTTGCCCAGGTGATGAGCGGTGGCCGCTACGTGCCCGCCCCTCATCACATCCTCATGTCGGAGTGGGCGGCCGACTGCTTCTACGGCCGGCGCAAGCAGGTCGTGATGAACATCCCGCCCCAGCACGGGAAATCGGAACTCATCTCCGTCCACGTGCCGGCCTGGGCTGCTTGCCTTGACCCTGACTCGCCGAACATTCTGACAGGATACGGGGCGGATCTCGTCCACGGGTTCTCAAGACGAGCCCGCGACCTGGCAGCCGCTGCCGGTGAGCAGTTCTTCGGTCTCAAGCTCGACAAGAGCTCGGCTGCCGTCGACGAATGGCGGTTCGAAGGACACCCGACCGGAGGGTGGATCGCGGCCGGCATCAGCGGCCCAATTGCTGGTCGTGGCGCTGGCCGGCTCTTCATCCTGGATGATGCGATCAAGAATCCCCAGGAGGCCTTCAGCCAGGTCTATCACAAGAACTTCTGGGACTGGTGGCAGTACGTCGTGCTCGAGCGCGTGTGGCCGCAGGCGTCCAAGCTCGTCATCATGACCCGGTGGGCTCTCGACGACCCGGCCGGCCGGCTCCTTGAGGAAGGGGGTTGGGATCTCCTCCGACTCCCGGCTCTCGCGGAAGAGAACGACCCTCTGGGACGCAAGCCAGGAGAGGGTCTGTGGCCATGGCGGTTCAAGACGGAGGACTACATCCGGTTGAGAGATGGCGATGGAGACAGTCCCGGAATGCTCCCGGAAGCGTGGGCCGCCCAATACCAGCAAGCGCCGCTACCACCCGGGGGCGGTCTCTTCAAGCGGGAGTGGTTCCGCTACTTCACGTTCGAACCGGCTCCCGAGGTGGGCGTGCAGAGTTGGCAGGAGCAGTTTGGGACCTACATCCTGACCACGTCCGAGGGGGAAAAACGCTGGCCGTCGGACAAGGTCTGGCGGTTCAGTGTGTGCGACCCGGCGTGGACGACCAAGACGACTTCGGACTGGTTCGTGCTCCTGACGTGCGGAGTCACGTCTGATGCGGATCTTCTCCTCCTCGACGTGGTCCGGGTGCGCGTGCGAGGTCCGGAGGGCGAGGACCTCGTGGCTCAGGACTACGCTAAGTGGCGGCCGGCCTACGAGGGCATGGAGGAAGTCTCGGTCGGCCAGGACATTCTTGCGAGACTGGTCCGCAGGGGCCTGCCGATGCGGCCGCTCAAGCCGGGACATAGAGACCCTCGGACCCGGGCCCTGACCGCCGCCTCGCGCTACCAGTCCGGTTCGATCTACCATCGGGCCGGGGCGCTTTGGCTCAACGAGTGGGAGCGCGAGCTCCTGGCGTTCGGGCCGGGCTGCGAGTACGACGACCAGGTCGCCACTATCAGCTACGCCGCCCTCGAACTCTACCAGCCCGAGGGCCCCCCGCCGCCCAAGAAGCCCGAGGTGGCACGCATGATCGACGAGATCCTGGCCAAGCAGCAGCAGGCCCAGGAAGGGGAGAACTGGCTGTGAACGAGTTCCAAATGAGCTACCATGCCGAGGACATGACGCGGGCGTGCGTGATCTGCGTCCACGTCCGCGCGGGCGGGTACGTCAGCGTGAGCCCGGTGGACGACCTCTGCATGGAGTGCGCCCGGAAGGTCTACAGGGTCGTCCGGGTGGCCGACTACCACGAGCAGAGGCGGGTGGAGCGAGGCGGGAAGGCCTCATGACCCGGACCGAACTTTTCGCCCTGGCGGAGGCCTGTGGGTGGGACCCCCGATGCGTCAGGCAGGCCCTCAGGGAGTATTTCAAGACCCCTGCCGGCAAGGAGGCCCTGGCCCGGGCCCCACGCGTGACCGTGGAGACGGTCAAGACCGAGGCCGATGAGATTGAGAGCACGGAGGCCTTTCAGGAGTTCCTGAAGGGCCCCCACAAGGGCAAGGTCACGGTGAAGCACGTCAAGCCCCCGAAGGAGCAGCGCCGGGACGTCATAGCGGATCTCCTCGAGGAAGTCGAAGCGGAGAAGGCGAGGCGGGGACTGTGAGCGGGTTCGACTTATTGTTCGCCCTGGTCGTGTTCGTCGCCGCCCTGGGGTTCGTAGCCTGGCGGGAGCGCGAGCGCGAACAGGTGTTCCGCGTGGAACGCGAGGCCTGGACCCGGGAGCGAGCCGACCTCCTCTCCCGCCTCATGGCGCAGGACTGGAGTCTCTACACGCAAGGGCTCATAGCCCAGCGGCCCCCCAACACGACCACGGCCCAGGCTCTGACCGACGAAGAGGAGGCAATCCTGGAACAGAGGCGCCTGGAGGCGATGAGACGTGGCTAAGGACAGCGCGCTCTGGACCGCCAAAGGCGAGGGCCGCAAGCTCATCGAGGACCTCGACGAACTCTACGAGCGGGCCAAGAAGGCGCGGCAACCGCACGAGCCGCAGTGGCTCATCAACCTGGCGTTCTATCTCAACAAGCAGTGGGTCCTGTGGAACCCGGCCTCATCGAGGCTGATAAGGCCGGTCGTGCCCTCCTGGCGTGTCATGCTCACCGTCAACCGCGTGAGGTCCATCGTGCGGACCGAATACGCCAAGCTCACCAAGCAGCGGCCGACAATAGGCGTGCAGCCGGCTCGTAGCGACCCGGATGCGGAGGCTCAGGCCAAGGGCAACGAGAAGATCCTCGAATACCTCTGGCGCCCGAGCGGAAGCGACCGGGCGACGAAGAGCACCCTCCTCTGGGCCCTCATCACCGGGACCGGCTTCCTGAAGAACTACTGGGACAAGTTCTACGGGCCCGTCATGACCGAGAGCGGGGAGCATCTCGGGGAGGTCTCGGTGGACGGTTGCAGCCCGTTCGAGACCTACTGGGACCCCCTGGGGGAAGACGTAGAGGACATGCAGTGGTGCTTCCACGTGAAGGTCCGGTCTGGGGCCTACGTGCTCGAGAAGTTCGACGTGGAGATGGACGAGCAGACGATCAACGGCGAGGACACCCTCGAGGGCCGGCTCGGCGCTCTCGAGGAGAAGGGCTACGGCAACCTGAGCGGGATTCTGGTGAAGGAATTCTGGGAAAGGTCGTCAAGGAAGCATCCCAACGGCCGCTACGTGGTCTACGCCGAGGACAAGGTGCTCTACGCGGGGGACAACCCCTACCCGAAGGTCCAGATACCCTTCATTCGGGTCCGCCACCTCCCGATTCCCGGCAAGTTCTACGGCGACAGCGTCGTGACCGACCTCGTGGACATCCAGCGGGAGTACAACAAGACCTACTCCCAGGCCGTCGAGTCCAAGAACCTCAACCTCCGGCCAGGCCTTCTCGCCGTCCGGAACCAGGTGAGGACACCCTTTACGAGCCAGCCGGGGGTGCTTGTAGAATATGACCTGATCCCGGGAGCACCGAAGCCCGAGCCCATCGTGGGCAAGGAGACACCCGCGACATTCTGGCGGCTCCTGGACCGCATCGAGAAGGACTTCATGGAGGTCTCAGGCCAGCACGAGGTGACCCACGCCCAGACCGGCGCCAGCGGCGCGAAGTCCGGCATAGCCATCGCCTACCTCCAGGAGCAGGACGACACGCGGCTCGGCCCGACCTCCCAGGACTACGAGGATGCCATGGAACGGCTTGAGACCAACAAGCTCCGGCTCGGCCGCCAGTTTTACCTCGAGCCGCGCGTAGGCAGGATCATCGGCGAGGACAACACCGTCGAGGTCTTCCAGTTCAGCCGGGAGGACATCCCGGAGGACGTCGACGTGAGGGTGCAGGCCGGTTCGAGCCTGCCGCAGAGCCGGGTGGCCAGGCAGGAGTTCATCATCAACCTCTGGCACGAGAAGCTGATCCGGGACCCCCGGGTGGCTCTCAAGATGCTCGAGTTCGGCGACGTGGAGGGCCTGTACGAAGACCTGGAGGCGGACATGGCGCAGGCTGAGCGTGAGAACGAGACCATGCAGCAGCTAAGGGTGGTCGTCGTCGAGGACTGGCACAACCATCCCGTCCACTTCGGGGAGCACACGCGGTTCATGAAGTCCCAGGAGTACGAGCGGCTGCCTCCTGACGCCCAGACCCTGTTCCGGGCCCACATCGCCCAGCACAGGCAGTTCGAGGCGGCCGACCTCATGGCGGCCGAGAACGCCCAAGGGCAGCCGCGACAGGGAGCCGGGTTCGGCGCGGCCGTAAGGTCGGCCAGGCCGGTTCCCGCGATCGGAGGTGCTCTGGGTGAGCTCGAGGCCTCGCTCGGGCTCGGGGGCCCGGTTCCGGGCGCTCAAGCGCCGCCTGGCCGGGCGACCGGGGGTCCGGGACCCTAGTGCCCTAGCCGCGCAAGGACGTAAGAAGGGATAGCCGGCCGGGGACACCCCGGTCGTTCGCTTGTACAAGACCCCACGGCGGGAAGCCGGAGGTGCGAGAATTGCCACCACTAGACGCTTTTGACGTAGAAGGCACGGGCGGGACCGGAGCGGGGAGCGCGGCTCCCCCTGACGCCACGGCGGCGGCAACAGCCGGAACAGGAGAAGGACAGGCCCCAGCGGGGCAGGCCGACGGCGGCCAGCCAGCGGGTGGAGCGGGAGCGGCAGGAGCCCCCGCGGCGCCCGCGCCGGCGAAGACCTTCACGCAGGCGGACCTTGACCGGACCGTGCAGGACCGGCTCCGCCGGGCGGAAGCGCAGTACCAGGCACGGCTGAGTCAGGAGACGGCTCGGCTCCAGCGCGAGTATGAGGCGCGCATGTCACAAGGCGGGGAGAGGGAGTCCCCCGACCCCTACGAGGCGCGCTTCAAGACCATCGAGGAGCAGGTCGAGGACATGGCTCTGGAGAGAGACCTCCAGGGCCTCTTCGCGAAGCACCCCGACGCCAAGGCGCTGGAGCAGGAGATCATCCGGACGGCTGTGGACCTGGGGACCACCAACCTCGAACTCGCCTGGCGCCACATGAAGTTCGAGGAACTCTCCAAGGTCGACCCCAAGGCCATCGAAAAGACGGCCTACGAGCGCGGCAAGCGCGAGGGGGTCGAGGAATATGTCAAAACCAAGCGTGAGCAGGCCGGGGCGACACCGGCTCCCGAAGGCAAAGGCGGCGCCCCACCCCCCAAGGATGCCGAGAAGAAGCACTTCGGCTCGGACCGCGAGCGGTGGGAACACGCCGAGAAGGCTGCCATCGAGAACATCCGGGCTCGCCGGACCGCCACGCAGTAGGGAAGGTGATCCCGAGTGGCCGGCAACATGACCACCTATGATCCGGTACTGAAGGACCAGCTCGCTCCCGCCGTCGAGGACCAGGTCTTCAACAAGACCATCCTCCTCAAGCGGCTCCAGCGGACCGGGAAGTACACCGACCTCAGGGGCCGGAAGTTCATCGTGCCCCTCCACACAGGTCGGAACGAAGGCGTCGGGGCCCGGGCCGAGACCGGCACGAAGCCCACCGCCCGCAACCAGCAGTTCGCTGACGCGGAATACACCCCCAAGTACAACTGGGGTTCCATCAGCCTGACCCAGGTCGTCATCACCGCCACCAAGGGCGACGACGCCGCGTTCGTGAGGGCCATCTCCTCCGAGACCCGCGGCATGGCCAAGGACCTGGCGGCCGACATCAACCGTCAGGCCTACGGCGACGGGACGGGGCTCCTCGAGACCTGCGGGACGACCACCGCTTCGACGACCGTGCAGCTCGCCTCCACGGCGCAGATGAAGCACCTCCGCGTCGGGATGTACGTCGATGTCCTGGTCAAGGCCAGCGGCGCGACCAGCACCGGCTGCGTCAACTCCCTCATCAGCGCCATCGACAAGACCAACAAGACCATCACCATCGCGGCCTCCGTGACGACCGACAACACCTTCGGCGTCTACCGGACCGGGAACTACGGCCTGGAGACCATGGGCCTCGCGGGCATGATCAGCGACAGCGGCACCATCGGGACCATCAACTCGGCTTCCGCCGACAACGAGTACTGGCGGGCCTACGTCAACAGCAACGGCGGGACGAACCGGTCTCTGACCGAGATCCTGATGCAGACGTGCTTCGACGCGCCGGCCGAGAACCACGGCGGGGACGTCAGCCTCATGATCACCTCCTTCGGTGTCCGCCGGGCCTACATGGACCTCCTGACCTCGATGAAGCGGTTCACGGGAGAGATGGTCACAAAGCTCGAGGGCGGCTTCTCCGCCCTGCTCTACAACGACAAGCCGCTTGTGACCGATCGTGACGCCCCGAACCACATCATCTGGTACATCGACGAGGACCACCTCGAATTCGCCGAGATGGCCAAGCCGAGCTGGAAGGACGACGACGGCTCGGTCCTCAAGGACGACGGGAACCTCGGCTACTACGGCGTCTACTACTGGTTCTCGAACATGGTCACGAACCACCGCGGGCGCCATGCCGCGCTGAAGGACATCACCGAGAAGTAACCCCGAGCGGGCCAAGGGGCCGCCCCTTTCTCTTCCCGGGCGGCCCTACTTTCTCCTGAGAGGAGGAGGCTGAGTTGCCCGATTACGTACAGGACGCCTGCCCCGTGTTCAAGGAAGGTGCCCGAATCCAAACCGACAACATCGACGACTTGGCCGTGACGGAAGCCAAGGTTGCCGCCTTGGCCATTACGCCAGCGAAGCTTTCCACGATAGCCAATACCCGGATCATCACCATTCCCATCGGTACGCTCTCGGCGACCGGCTCCTTCGCGGGTTTCCACGCCCCGGCGGCCTGCGCCATCGCCGCCGCCTACCTCATCAACACCACGGCAATCGCCGCGAACGACATCGATTACTGGACCATTGCCCTCGTCGACAAGGGGGCGAACGGGTCCGGGTCGGACACCATCGCATCCAAGACCACGCAGGCCACCGGTGGCGCGGGCATCAGCGCCTATGCCGAGTGGACCCTTGGCGATCTCAACGCTAGCCACAAGGTGCTGGGTGCGGGGGACGTGGTCGGCCTGACCTGCACGAAGGCCGCGGCGGCCGCCAATCTCGTCGGCGCAGTGCTCCAGGTCGAACTCACGATGAGTTAGGTCAGTAGGACGGAACGTGGCGGGGGTCCACCCGGGCCCCCGCCGTCGGGATATTCGGCACCGAATAACGGAGGTCCAATCATGGGAGTCCCCATCCTGCAGTCCCGTCCCCGGAAGTCCGTGCCGATCCTCGGCTCGGGTCCGGGGGATCCGTTCGGCATCATCGACCGCGTCAAGGAGGTCGACCCCGACCTCTTCGTCGCCTGGAACCCCAATCTGTGGCGTTTCGAGGTGCATGACCGGCGGGCCCCGGGCGAGGAAACCATGGTCATGCGCGTCCAGGAGCCCGACGGGCGCTTCCGGATGCTCGACAACCGCGTCCTCGAGACGCTCAGGGCCAACCGTCGCGAGCGGTTCCCCGAGATCCTGCGGGAGGTCGAGCGGGTTGAAGAGGAGCGCGAGAAACGCTGGGAGTCGGACCTCGAGAGCCTGGCGCACGGGGTGGCCGACGAGCTCAAGTTCGCCGGCAAGGTGGTCGTCCAGGGGGTGAACACGCTTGAACCGGGGAGCGTTGAGAGCAAGGGTCAGAAGCGAGATAGTTGAGCCGACCGAGGGCTTCTGGACGGATGTCGAACTCAACTACTGGCTGAACGAGGCGAACGAGATCGCCACGACCAAGGCGGGGATCCGGAAGCTCAACCCCGACTTCTCGACCGTCTCCGGGACAGCCGGCTATGCCCTGCCCTCGGACTTCCTGAACGCGAGGCGCGTCCGCTGCGGCGGTTACGACCTCCTGCCCGGCACCCTTGAGGACTGGACCGGCGAGAGCGGCACCCCCACCCGGTACTACGTCATGTCCGGCGAGAGCAAGGTCTATCTCGACCCCGTCCCGAACGCGGTCCTGACCGTGAAGCTCTGGTACGACATCCGGGCGACGGAGATGACCGCGGACGACAAGAGCCCCTCCTTCCCCGCCCGCTGGCACCATCTCTGCTACCTCTACTGCACGGGCCAGGCCAAGCGGAAGGCCGACGACCCCGGCTACGTCACCTACCTCCGGGACTGGGAGAGCGGCGTCCAGGAGATGTGCGCCGAACTCGCGAGCCAGGGCCAGGCCGAGAGACCGCGGCACATCATCGACGACTGGGACGAATACCCGGGCATCCGGACGGTGACCCTCGATGAGTAGGGCGCCCGAGCGCTACCCCGACCCGAAGTTCCAGAAGCCCAAGGTCGTGCGGCTGGCCGATTTCTCCGGCGGGCTCAACAACAAGGTCTCGCCGATGCTCCTTGCCGACAACGAGCTCGCCGACGTCCAGAACTTCCACTACGACGAGCGGGGCACCCTGACGAAGCGGGCGGGCTACCAGAAGCGGTACGCGGCCGCTTTCGCCACGGGGCCGGTGAGGGGCCTTTACAACTACCGCAAGGAGGACGGCTCCTCCATCCTCGTCTTCGCGGCCGACGACAAGCTCTTCTACGAGTCGACGACTCCGGTCGAGAGCTACGACTCGCAGGCCGAATGGGAAGCCGTGGCCACCCTCTCCCGTCTCTCCACCGGCAAGAAGTACGGCCTCGACGACTTCTCCACCGGTGCCTTCGGGACACTCTCGAATAACTGGTCCGAAGCCAACCCGACAGCCGCCATCGAGTCGGGCGAACTTTCGCTTGAGGCTAGCGGGGGCGGCACCTTGGTCACGGTCATGTCCCTCGCTAGCTACTCCGGCGACGCGGTGGTCTGCGCTCGGGCGCGGACTATCTCCGCTGGCGCGACATTCATGCTCTACTGGCATCGCTCTAACGGGCCGAACTACTACCGCTTTCAGGTCCAGGGGACCGGGACCGGCATAACGGCCATCATCTACAAGGTCGTCGCCGGCGCTCCCACCACGCTCAAGTCGGCTTCTATCACCTGGACCGCCGGTGTCGATTACAACGTCAAGGTTGCTCACGTCGCCGGGGCCATCAAGGTCTGGCAGGACGGCGCACTCATCCTGGAGGCCACGGATGGCGCGCTATCGTCGGGTGAAATCCTCCTCTGTTTCTACCACGCCACCCCCGACACCGCCCACGGGCACTGCGATAACGTATCCATCTCCGGCGCCAACTCCATCACCTGCGCGAACCTCCCGACCGGCTGGAAACTGCGGGTCGCCGAGAACGACACGTACAAGGCGACCGAGGTGGGCGGGACAGCCACGGTGGACCTCGCAGGACTGACCTTGCCGGCGAGCAAGGCGGAGGCGCTGGACGCGGCGGATGCCGTCAGGCGATCGTTCACTTCGGCGAGCGACGTGTGGGGCGAGGACGCGTTGTACCTGGACCGGGCGGTCTCGGTGAACATCGACTCTACCACGACGCCGGGAGACATCACGCTGCCCCTGCCGGTATTCGACCGTGCTTCGAGCGCCAAGAAGGCCGATGGAACCGACGTGGCCGAGGACGCGGGGCGCTTTGAGTCCGGCCGCGTCGGGAGCGCCCTGACCATTGAGGAGGCCACCACAAACCTCCTGGTGAACCCGGGCTTCGAGAAAGGGAATCTCGACGGCTGGACGGACGGCTATGGAACCCGGGCCGCGTCCACCGCGAGCAAGCGGAGCGGCAGCTACTCCGTGAGGTTGGCCTCGAGCGACGCCCGGTGCGGCCAGACCGTGACGGGCGCGACACCCGGAACGGTTTACACCGCGTCGGCCTACCTCCGCCTGGTGACCGGGACGAACATCGGCCTCTACATGCGATTTCTCCGTTCGGACAACAGCCAGATCAGTTCGTACAACGTCACCCACGCCACATCGACCTGGACCCGGAAGACGCTTACCCAGACGGCGCCGGCCGGGACGGCCAAGGTCCTCGTAGACGCGAGGGCCCCGGCCGACGCGACCCATGAGTCCTTCGCCGACGACATCCAGCTTGAGGCGAAGGCCTACGTGACGTCCATGTGCCCGGCACCGGCGGACAGCACGACCCAATACACCCGGGCGGCGGAGACGCTGACCTTCCCGGGGGCACTCATCGACCCCGAGGAAGGCACGTTCGAGTGCAACGTCTACCTCGACCGGGCCCCGGGCACGCAGAACCAGTACATCCTGGACGCAGGAGGACCGACCAACCGGTCCCTGAAGGTCTACATCCGGGCGAGCGATTCCAAGCTGGTCACGGAGTACGGCACCGGCAGCGCGGTGGTGACGCTCGTCTCGACCTCGACCTTCGCGGCGACGACCTGGTACGGGGTGGCCGTCCGCTGGTCGGCTGCCGGCGTCAAGCAGTTCCGAAACGGGTCTGGCGAAGGCAGCGGCGCAAGCGTTCCGGACATCGCCTTCGCGGAGCGGGTCTACCTCGGCTCCGCGGCCGACGGGACCTTGCAGCTCGACGGGCGCCTGGACGACGTCCGGGTCTCTTCGACGGCCCACTCCGACGCCGATATCCTGGATGACTACACGGCGGGGACCGCTCTCGCCGTCGAGTCCGACACCCTTCTCAAGCTCCCTTTGGACTCGGACCTGTCGGCCACGGGGGGCAGGATGGTCGGCACCTGGACCTCCCCTGCCATCGACCTTGCCGCTGTCGCGGACAAGGACACGGGGCGGGTCGTGAGGACGCTGACGGCGCCCTCCGGGACGACGGTGGCCATCGTCACCCGGGCTTCGGCGGACAACGTCGTGTGGGGCCCCTGGACGGCTCTCGGGGCCGGCAACTCCATCGTCTCGGCCGCGCAGCGCTACCTCCGGGTCAAGGTCACCCTGACCACCACGGCCTACTCGACCGTGCCGTCCGTCTCGCTCCTCGAAGTGGTCTACTCGGCCACCCCCACGGCGACCGAGATCACCGACCTCCTCTCCACGACCGCCCGCTACTGCTTCGTGACCCAGAACGACTATCTTTTCATCGTCAACGGCGAGGACGGGAACATGCGGTGGGACGGGACGACCTTGACCAACCAGGCCGGGAGCCCGCCCATCTGCCCCTATGCCCTGGTCCACAAGAACATGATGTTCCTCGCGGGCTCGCCGGCCAACCGGAGTCGCCTCTACTTCTCGGAGATCGGGGACCCGGAGTCCTGGGACGCCCTGGACTACATCGACGTCGGCCGCGGCGACGGTGACGCCATCACCGGCCTGGCCATCGTCATGGACGCCCTGGTCATCACGAAGGAGACCTCGCTCTGGATCCTCCAGGGCGACAGCGGCTCCAACTTCGTCCTCAGGCGCATGGAGGAGAACGGCGGGTCGGTCGGCCAACACACGCACACTGTCGTGAAGCAGACCGTGGCCATGCTGGGAACCGACCATATCCGGTTCTTCAACGGTATCCAGGCCGTGAACGCCTCGGAGAAGATCGAGGTGACCGTCGGCGGCCTGAACGAGCGGATCCTCTCCCGGGCCGCGGCGGTCTACTGGGATAACAAGTACTTCCTCGCCGTCCCGGACGGTTCGTCCTCGTACAACGACCTCGTCCTCGTCTTCGACGTCCTGAGGGCGGCCTGGACCAAGTACAGCGGCATGGATGTCGGCGAATGGTGCATCTGGCGCAAGCAAGCCGAGACGGTCCTGGTGTTCGGATCCGCGACGACCGGCCAGATCTACGAGATGACCGAGGACTACAACGACGACGGTGCCGCCATCGACGCCTACGCGGTGACCAAGGCCCTCGACTTCGGCGCCGCGGAGGCCGTCAAGCTCGTCCGGTCGCTCTACGTCGTGGCCGCGGAGGGGAACGGCCAGACGACGAACCTCTCGGTGTCTTTCTTCAAGGACCTTTCTTCTAGTGAGACCTCGGCGGCCACGGTCAGCCTGGGGGCCGACCTCACCGTGGGGCAGGTCATCCCGTCCACGGTGGGGATATCGACGGTGAGGACGCTCCAGGTGAAGGTGAGGAACGGCGTGCTCGACCGGTCCGCCAAGATCTACGCCCTGACCCAGGAGTACGTCCCGAAGGGGGTCCGCGCGACGTGAGGATAGCCCTCCTGCGCCTCCGGGACTTCAAGGACATGACCGTCCCTCAGAGCAACTTTGACGCTCTGGAGAACTTCGTGAACAAGGAGCTGCCGACGGAGGTACCCGAGTGCGCCGCCGGCTCCTACACGGGCACCGACGCGGCCAACCGCGTCAAGGCCGTAGGGTTCATGCCGAGGTACGTCATCGTCTACGACCCGACTGGTGGGAACACCTTCGAGGCCATAGGCTCCGGCGACGTTGCCCTCGAGGCGTGGTACCGCGGTTCGACGGGGGCCCACGTGAGGGATACGACGCAGTGGCAGGGGATAGCGACGACAGGCTTCAAGTGCGGCTCGGCGGCGGCTAGCGCGTCGAACGTCTCCGGCCGCACGTATTACTACTTCGCCGTCAGGTGAGGTGACGATGGATGGGCAACTATTCATTGAGCGCGCTTGAGCGCCACAAGAAGAGGCGACAGCCGGGGACCGGCGAACCCGAGGAGGGCTTCTACGACCAGTACTCCGCCGACCAGACCTATCAACCCGCCTCCGCCCCTGTGTCCCCCGAGCCCGCCGGGGGCACGAAGACCACCCCCGCTCCCCAGCAGGAGCTTCCTTTGCCGGGGGACTTGAAGCCCATACGGGCTCCCCTTCCGCCCGGACCCGGGGCGTTGCCGCCGGGTGGACAGGGCGCGGGAGGCGGAGGAGGCGGCGGGGGTAGCGCGGGCGGCGGCAGCGCGGGATACGGCGAGGGCGCTCTCCAACGCTACATCGAGCGGGCGCAGCCCGCCGGCGGGGAGGCTCAGGCCTCCGGCGCTACCGGGGTGACCGGAGCAGACGTCAACGCGACCCCGGTGACGCCAGGCGCGAGCGGAGGCGAAAACCTCCTCGAGGGTCTCCGCCTGAGCATCGCCGACCTCCTTTCCATGAGCAAGGACGCCGTGGCCGACCCCGAGGCCGGCGCGGCCTACTACACGGGGCTTCAGAGCATCATGGAGATGCTCGCTCAGGAAGAGGCCTCGCTGAGGGCCGAGTATGAGGCGCGCGGGGCCCAGCCGGACCAGGCTACCCTGTGGGCCCTCGGACAGATCAAGGAACGCCTGGCCGAACACCTCGAAGAGGCCAAGGCCGAACTCAACCGCCGGGGCCTGTTCGACTCCGGAGTGTGGGAGAAGGTCCAGGCCAAGATCCGCGCCGGGGACATCTCCGAGACCGGGCGCATCCTCTCCGAACGTCTCACCAGCCTCTCCAATCAGTTCCACTCGGCCCTTCAGTCGCTTCGTGAGCGGAAGTGGCAGATGGCCGGGGAGTTCACGTTGGGGGCCGCCGGGGCCGTCGAAGGCGAGCGGGCTGCTGGTGAGGACTACAAGCGCAGGCTCGCCCAGATGCGCCTCGAACAGAGATACCAGAGCGCCGAGGCCGAGAGGCAGCGCGCCTACGGTACCTCGGAGGCCGGAGCCGAGCGCGCCTGGCGGTCGGGTGAGTCAGAGAAGGAGCGCCAGTTCCAGGCCCAACAGACCGGGGCGACCGGAACCGGCGGAGCCGCCGCGGGATCGGGCGACGTGACCGAGGCCGCCATCTCCGAGGTCTCGCAGTTCGCCTCGGGCGAGGAGGCCTACCAGGACCTTCTCAACAACATGACGGCCCTGCTCGAGTACAGAGTGGATCTCGTCCGGCTCGTCGGTGAGATCAACCGTGTCTTCGGAACGAAGTACAGCTGGCCGCCGCCTTCGAGGTAGGTGAGATTGCATGGGGGACTTCCGCAGGGCGCTCAGCCCGTTCCAGCGGGCCCAGAAACTGCCTACATTTCCGCGAGCCGCGACTCCGCAGGCCGTGTCCCGGGCTGACCGCTACCCGGCCTACCGGACGGCTTCCGAGATCACGAATGCCGAGCGGCGCCTGGCGGCCGCCGGCCAGGAGGTCCCCCAGAAGAAGCCGTCGTTCTGGGAGCGCGTCCTGTGGGTCATCGACCGCCCGCGGGCCATGGGCGCCGGGGCTGTCTCCGGCTGGTGGTCGAGGCCGTCTACCGGCCTGGGAATCAAGGCCGCGGCCAAGGGCGCCTGGGAGGGCCTCACCGGCAAGCGCGTCCTCTGGGGTATGGACCTGTGGCGCCAGGCGGCTGAGATGGAGCCGCGTAACTGGACCGAGGCCGGGGCGAAGGCTCTCGGCCGCTGGCTGACCGCGCCCGGCGACAAGCCGCTTATGTCGACCGACGAGGCGATGAAGGCCTTCGGCCAGTGGGGCGAGGCCCCGCCTACGGTGCGGTATCAGGAGCCTCCCGGACGCAGGGAAGTCCTCGGCGAGCTCCTAGCCGGCTTCGCCGTGGATCCGATGACTTACGTGGGCGTCGGCGGGGCAACGAAGGTCCTCCCGCGCTATGGCCAGAAGGCCCTCGCCCGGAGGATCGGACGCGAGGTCACCAAGGCGACGGGGAAGACCCTGACCCGGGCTTCCACGGCCCGCCTGGCCGCGAACGCCTTGAGGGGTGACATCCCGGTCGGCGGCTTCGGCGCGGCCGTTCGGAAGGCCATGGGCGAGACCATGGAGGCCGTCGAGCGCGAGGTCCCACTGGGCCGGCTCGCCCGAGCCGAGACCAAGACCACGGTCCTACCCTCGCTGCGCGAGCAGCTCAAGACCGCCCGCAAGACGGCCAGAGCGGCGGAGACGGAGGTCAAGTACGCCGGGAAGCCCATCAGGACCGCTACCATGCGCGGGCTCCACGCGGCAGGCAAGGGCATCGAACTGGGCCATGAGGGCGTGCGGGATGTTGCCGGCCGCGCTTTCGGAGTAGGCAGCCTGAAAGAACTCACCGAGAGCCAGGGGCGGGCCCTGATGGGTTCGCTGACAAAGCCAGGCCGCGCCGGCGCCCTCGCCCGCAGGGCCAAGAAGGCCGCCGAGGGCTTCGACGTGACCGCCGCGACCACCCGCGCCGCCGAGGCCGCGACCCAGGCCGCAAGGCTGGGCGAGAGGGTCAAGGACCTCGGAGCCGCCGTCAAGCGCGCCCCCGCCAGGGCGACCGAGTACGTCTCGACCGGGATGAAGGCCCAGTCCATCCTTCGCGTGGGGGCCATCCCCATCGCCAACGTGACGCCCATCAAGACCGCTCTCGGAGCAACGATTCAGCGCGTGCCGGGGATGACAAAGCTCACAGATACCTTGGGAAGAGCCTTCATCTTCAACTACACGCCGCTCTCGATTCGAGGGGCGGCCAGGGAGGCCATCACCGGGGCGAAGAAGACGGTGACGGCCGCGGCCGCCAAGGGCCCCGCGGTGGCGAGGCGGGCGCTCCGGGAGACTCTCGGCGAGTGGCACGGGGTGAGCCGCGAGGCAGCCGAGAGGGCCGCCGGCGTCATCGAGGAGACGGTGAGGACGGCAGACCCGGCCGTCCTGGGCGCGGCGGCCAGAGCCAAGGCGCTCTTCGCGCGCGACGTGGCCCTCTTCCAGAAGAAGGGCATCCCCCTGGGCGCCCTCGACAACTACGTCATGCACCTCTATAAGGACCCGCCGGCCCGGGTCAAGGAGATCCTGTCCAAGTGGCGGGGCCGGAAGATCCATGTGAAAAGCGCGAAGCCGGGCTTCACTTACGCCAGGACGATCCCCACGATCGAGCAGGCCAAAGCGCTCGGTCTCCATCCGGTCGAGGACGTCCGTGTCCTGACTTCCGTCCACCGGGCCATGGCCGAGCAAGCGGCCGTGTTCCAGGACATGGGCAGGGCCCTCCTCGGGATGGGCAAGGAGGTCGTCGTCGAGAAGGCCATCGAGGGCTACATCCAACTCGGGGACGAGATCCCGGCTCTCGCGGGCAAGTACGTGCATCCCGAGGTCGCGAACACCCTGCGGGCGTTCTACCCGGTGCTCACCAACACGGATGAGGCCGTCAACGCCTTCACTCGGAACTGGGACAACATAACGAACACCTGGAAGGCAGTCGTGCTCGCGACGCCGACCTTCTCCATGCGGAACCTAGCCGGCGGCATCTTCCTGAACGCCGCCGACGGGGTGATCAACCCGGGGCGCTACGCTCAGGCCACGGCCCTCATGATCGAGGCCGGGGCGGGTTTCGGCAAGGGAGTCCTCCGGGAGATCGAACTCGCCGGCAGACGCGTGCCCGCGAAGGTCGTCTGGGAGTGGTTCGAGGACGCGGGTCTACCCGGCCAGGGCATGTACCGGAGCATGATCCGGGAGATGTCCCTCACCCAGGAAGCGCAGCGGACGATCTCCGCGCTCGAGCACGGAGGGCTGGGCAAGGTAGCCTACATCGCGAGACATCCGTTCCAGAGCTTGAGAGAGTTCGGCGAGGCGGGCGACACGTGGAACCGTCTGACGAACTTTCTGCATCACCTCGATCAGGGCCTCGGGCCGGCGGAAGCCGCCAGACTCACGCGCCTGGCCCAGTTCGACTACGGCCAGCTGACACCCTTTGAGAGGCAGATCAAGCGGTGGGGCATCCCGTTCTACCCCTGGCGGCGGTTCGTCCTGCCACGGCTCGTCGAGAGGCTCCTTGGGGCCCCCGGGGTCTTCACCGGCGCCGCTCACTTCCGGGACGCTCTGGTCAGAGGGAACGACGTAGACGAGACACACCTCCCGGACTGGCTCCGGGACAACCAGGCCCTGCCGCTCTTCGTCGACGCCGAGGGCAACGTCCACTACCTCACGCTGAACCTCCCTTACACAGAACTCTCGGCGATCCACGACCCCTGGGAGGTCCAGGAGTGGGGGCGCGAACTCCTCGCCAACATGCACCCGCTGGTTAAGGCCATCCCCGAAGCCGCTTTCAACCAGGTGCTCTACACGGGCCACAAGATCAACAGGACCGCCCCGGGCCCGGGCTGGGACGACGTCGCCGACTACGCGAAATACGTCCTTCAGAGCTTCGGGGGGCTGCCCGGCCGCGAACTCGCGTCGGCGATGATCGGCCGAGAGCAGGCTGTCAGGGAGACCCTTGACAGGGCCCGGGGGCGCGAGCAGGAGGTCCCTTCCTTCAGGAAAGCCCTGGCGGGGATGCCCCTCACCATCCAGCATCCTGCCCGCTGGGCGCGTGAGGCTCTCTACGAGAGGCGGGACACTCTCCGGGAGGCCATCGGGGCAGCCGAGCGGCGCGGCGTCGTCGTGCCGACGACCGAGGAGCTGCAGAGGCCGAGCTTCCTCTCAGCGGTGACCAGGCCGAAGCAGTACGTGATGCTGGGGGGCGGCGGAAGCTTCGCCCGGGCGGTCCGCGGACAGGGCCAGGAGAAGGTGCAGGTCGGGCAGGCGCCGTCCGCCGTCCGGGAGGCCGTCTGGATCGCCGGCGTCCCGCGCGACTGGGAGCCTTGGCTCATCCGGGTCATGGACCAGGCCAGCGGCGGCAATCCCGTCGCCTATGACGCAGGCTCGAAGCGGACCGGCCTCTTCGGCCTGACCCCCGCCGAGTTCAGACGGTTCGCCGGCGAGGGCATGGCCGATATCTGGAACCCGCTTCACAACACGGTCGCGGCCATCCGCCGGATCCGCGCCATGTGGGGCCACCCCTCGAGGATGCCCGGCGTCGGCTAGGCTACTTCAGCACCCCGAGGTCGAAGGTGCAGCGGTACTCGTCCTCGCCGAAGAGCACCACGACGTCTACCGGTTGAGTGCGGTCCAGGCCTTCTGCCGCGAACCCGAAGCCCTGGATAAAGGTGTAGGTTCCGGACGCTGGGGGATCCACAAGTCTCTCCGTACTCGACTCGCACTCGAACACGACTCCGTTCTGCTCAAGGGTAACGGTGATGGGCCTCCCGGGCACCGGCGAGTGTCCAGAGACCACCGCGAACAGCCCTGGGCTGTAGTCTGCGATGAGTTGAGCAGTAGACGGAATCTCCTCCCCGTCCGTATACCAGCACTGGGCATCTGCCACAAGGCGCCCCCACGGAGTGAGCAGGTCGAGCCAGAGTTCCTCGCTGGACTCCTTGGCGAGCCGGCGGCAGTACATCGGCAAGAGGTCTTGATAGTCGCTCAGGTCCTTCCCCGCCCGGGCCCACACGAGGGCGTCAGCCACTTGGGCCGGCGTGAGCTCCCAACTCGTGCAGGGCGCCGGCGAGTCCACCGTGGCCGTGTAGGTCTCCTGGTCCCAGCCGACCTCGGCTCCGAGATACTCCGAGATCACCCGGAGCGGCACGAGCGTCCGCCCGTGGAAGTTGATGGCAGGCACGTCGTTCACGAGCTCCTTGCCGTCGATGAGCACTCTCACGACCGGGAAGCCCTCATAGTGGCCCCAGCCCGACGCGGCCAGGCCCACGGTCGAAACCAGGATGAGGGCCAAAGCCAGCCCGTAGACGCCAAGTCTCTTCATCGACAACACCTCCCAGTCACCAGTCTACTACAAGACCACCAGATTTCAACAGTCCCGGGCCGCCGACGCGGAGAAGGGGTCCGGCTCGCACGCATGAGGAGGCGGAACGATTGGGTGAGTCTCTCGGCAATCTCGGACCGGCCTGGATCGTCGTGGGCGTCCTGCTCACCGTCATCGTGGACCTCGCCCGCGTGAGGCTCGGGGCGAGGAACGGAAAGTCCCACAGCAACAACCATTCCTACTCCATGGGGCTTCTCACCGAGGCCGTCCGGGAGTTCCGGGAGACCGGCCGGGAGATGAGGGGGGACATGGGGGCCGTGAAAGAGGCCATCTACGCCCAGAACATCATCCTCGCCGCCCATACCGAGAAGCTCGACCGTATCGTCTCCAACACCCAAAGGAGGGGGCCGTGATGCTCCTACTCCGCCCCGTCCCTCACGATATCAACCCCGACGCCCGGTTCCGGTCCATCGGGCCTTCGTGGAGCCCCTGGCACCACGGCGTGGATTGGCTCTGCCCGAAGGGAACGGCGGTCCAGGGCTCACCCGGGCGGGTCTCCAGGATTTACACGACCACCTACGGCGGCCTGACACTGGAGATCGCCCTCGCCGGCGGCTACTCGGTCAACTACGTCCATCTGGCCGAGACCCGGGCAAGCGTCGGCCAGCAGGTCGCCGACGGCCAGATCGTGGCCCTCTCGGGCAACAGCGGTAAGAACACGACCGGGGCGCATCTCCACTGCACCCTGCGCGACCCCGGGGGAACGCCGATCGACCCTGAGCCGTGGCTCGACCCGGAGGGAGTGGTGCAATTGGGCAACAGGCGAGTCGTGCTCGACCCGGCCGGTGGGGGGCGCGAGACCGGACTCCTCACGCCGTCGGGCATCGCCGCGTCGAGACTTAACCTCATGCTGGCGCAGGACGTCCGGAGGATGCTGGAGGGCGCCGGCGTGGAGGCCGTGATGACCCTGGACGCCGACAGGGACATGAGCGCCGCCCAGCGCGTCGCGGCGGTCAATGCCGCGAGTTCCGACTGCGTGGTGTCCATCGCCTGCGCGGGTTCCCCGGACGCCAAGGACCGGGGCATCGAGACCTTCGCGCTGCCGGGAGGCTCCGCGCAGCGCCTGGCCGAGGGTATCCTCTACGAGGTCGGCCTGGCGACCCGGGCGCCCGCCCGAGGCCTCACGACCAGGCTCCGCCCGGCCATCCTGACCCAGACGAAGCCGCCGGCGGTTATCGTCAGCCCGGGCCACGTGACCAATCCCCTGGACGGGGCGTTCCTCGCCGAGCCGACCTACCGCTACCGCGTGGCCCTGGCCGTCTCGGTGGGGATTCTCGCGTGGCTCGCGGCGGAGAAGGGCTAAGAAGGGGGAGGTGAAGTAGAGATGTTCAAGAATTTCGTCTGGCCCGCCAAACTCAAGTCACGCAAGTTCTGGCTCGCCGTCGTCGGCGCGTTCCTCCTGATCCTCAAGGAGGGACTGGGCCTCGAGATCGACGGCGAGGCCGTTCTGGCCTTCGCGGCCATCGTCCTCGGCTACATCTTCACCGAGGGCTACATCGACGCCAAGAACCTGTAGGTTCCACGAGGAACACCCGTTCGACGACGAGCCCCCCGGCCATCTCGGTCGGGGGGCCTTTTCCGATTCCCCTCCCCCGAGTCCCCGGCCCTGACCCCTCCCGCCAGAAGCCCCGGAACACCCGCTCACGTGGCGCGGGCTGAGCGAAGACACCCCCGGGAGGGAAGGAGTAGGGGCGAATCTCCTGGGGCCTCTCAGCGCGTCCGAGGTCTCGCTCGGAGGCCGTCACTCCCGCAGGAGACCCCTCAATCGCTGCGGGCCGAGGTTTGCCAAAGTGCCGGCGACCATCATCTTGATGCGCCGGACATGCCTCCCGACCGTCCGCGGATGCCGCCCAAGATCCTCGGCGACGGAGAGCTGCTTCGCCCGCTGCCCCTTCTCGTCGTACACCCCCCTCCCGTAGACCTTCTCGTAGACCGCCCGGAGGTCGGGGCTGAGTTTTCTCAGGCGGCGCTCCACCGCCCGGAGCGTGCTGTCGAGGTCGTCACGGCGGACGACGAACGTCTCGACCGGGGAGCCGATACCGCCGGAGGAGGCTGTCGTCAGCGTGATGTAGGAACCGCCCCGGGACGGTTCGACGAGGCGCAGTTCCTCGCGCCAGTCGTGAAGGTTACAGAGGACGAGTTCGGCGAGCTCGAGGAGGCGGTTGTTGTCGAGGATCATCCGACCAGCCTCCCCCCTCTGGGCCCGGCGGGCATCATGAGGGCTTCGGTCTCCCCGGGGGCGGCGGAGGCCGGGTGCTCGACCCGGCCCTCCACCACGGCCCAGCCCGGGGGTAGCGTGATGAGCGGCTTTGAGGCGAGGTCGGCGAGCAGGCGGCGGAATCGCTTCCTGCCGACGGCGCGCATGAGGCTCTCGTCCCGGTCCGGGTCGACTCCGAGTAGGTGCTCTATGACCAGCATCGTCGCCCTCCTGGCGTGGCATATTTCTAGGCATATTCCCGGCCCCATAATGCAGCGTCAACCAGCTACCAGCCGATGGCCTTCGAGGCCGCCACGTGTCTCTCGTGGCCTCCGGGCTCGGCGCGGAGGTCTCTCATGCGCGCGCTCCAGTACTCGCCCGTCTCGCCCTGGAACCACGGGTCGCCGGCGGGGGTCTGCCTCCATCCCCGGAGGAGCTGCTCGTAGTCCAGGCTGTCGATATGCGCCTTGTTCTCGGGTGTCAAATCCACGGTCTGCCGCCTCCCCTCCCTGTCGTCAAAACGGCCTCTCCTCCTCTCCCCGCCGGCGGAGCCGAAGCCTCACGAACGGTGTCCAGCGGTACCGCCGCCGGTAGATGCGCTCGGCCACCAGGTAGCGGCCATGGTGGCTATTCCATCGGTCGAAGCTAAGCCAGATCATGTCGGGTCCTCCTCTCCTGTCTTGTCATGCCGGTTGGGAGACGGTCGTCCCGGCCGCAACATCACGGCATCGATCAGTCCCTCGCCCACGGCGTAGTCGTCGGCCGTCACGTTGGCCGCCTGGATTATGCCGCCCTGACTTCTTAGGTCGGCCAGGGTCACGTTGGCCGCCTGGATTATGCCGCCCTGACTTCTTAGGTCGGCCAGGGCTGGCTCGAACCAGCGTCGAAACTTCTCCGGGTCCATCGCGACCCTGATGGTCGCCGTCACCCGCCAAGTGCTGTCACTCATCCCGCAACCCTCCCGTTCCCCGCGCCGTTCCTCGCCAGTCTCCGGATCCGGACCTCCGCGTCGAACTGCCCGAGGTCCGACCTGAGCGACCGGGCGATATTCTCGAGGTGCTCGGCGATGCGGTGGCCCTGGTTGGTGTCCACGACCTCGAAATAGATGCTGGACCTGGGTGGCTCGGGCGTGGGCGTCGGGTCAGCCGGGGCCTCGACCCTTGCCGCGTCCTCCGCCTCCTCCACCGGGGCCCGGTCCTCCGGCCCCCGGTGTCTCAACTCGGCTCGCGTCTCCAGGAGCACGGTCAGGATGCCGAGGGCCGCGTCCAACGCCTCCCGGTCACCGGCCTGAGCGGCCGCGAGGGCCTCCTTGCGCTTGGCGGTGATGCGCGTCCCCAGGCGCAGCGCCTTCTTCGATGCCTCGCGCGTGGGGTAGCGCGAACCCTGCCCGCCGCTGGGAGCGAGCAGCGCCTCCTCCTCGGGGGTGAGGGTGAGGGGCTTGCGGCTCACCCTGGCGGCCACATCGCGGGCTTCCTCCCCTGCGGCCCTGAGTGTGGCCTCCGCCCTGGCCACCACGCCCTTGACCTCGGCCGTCAATGGACTCTCTACCCCCTCGTCCTCCGGCCCGATCAGACCCGTCGGGATGTAGTCCAGGACCGCCGCGCACTGGCCGAGCAGGCGGGTGCACTTGACGCAGACGACCCCGCACTTCACACGGTCGCCCAGGCAGGCCGGGCAACTCACCTTCTCGGGCAGGTGCTTGAGGATCTCCTGCCGCCGCTTGGCCTCATCCATCAGGTTTGCCCCTCTCTTCAAGGCCTCTTTCCACCCTTCGTAAGGGTGCCTGGCGGGTCCGCGCTTCAGGTCACCCACTCCGGTCTCTGTGTCGAAGACGAACCGCGCCCGCATGTCGTCCAGGCGCTTGGGTCCGTCCATCGTCACGCCCCGGCTCCTTTCTGTGTCTCCAGGCCACTCGCTGTCGGCGGGCTCTCGTAGTCAACGTAGAAGAACCTCTGCTTCCCGAGACATGGCCGGTACGGCAGGGGCTCGGCATCCGCCAGGGCGAGCGCGAACGGGCCTCTGAACCAGGGGCTCAGCGACCCGTCTATGCAACCGGTCACTCGCACACGACCGACGATGCCGCCGGTCTCCAGCCGGTCCGGGATGACGATGCCGAACCGCTCGCTCACGGCCCGGCAGATGCGGTCGATGTCCGGGTCCACCTTCTTGCTCGCGTGGATCAACAGCGGTCCCCGGTAATCGGTCCTCCAGGGCCGGTTCTCCAGGGGCTTGTGCCCGTGGACCACGAGCCAAGCCCACGGTTGCCACAGGCTCAAGGCGCGCTCCCTCATCCACTCATCGCCTCCTCCGCGATCTCCGCGACCTCGACCTCGACCCGCTCCTGTCCGTGCGGGCAGCGGCGAAGCGAGGCCTCCAGTCGGGCGACCTGACTGTCATCCCGGAACGCTATCTCGTTGACGCCATCCAGGATGCTCTTCGAATAGTTGTCCAGATCGCCGCGCTTGCCGGTCGCGAGGTAGACGTCCAGCTTGACCGACACCGGCCCCTCCAGGGGCTTGGGGAAATGCGGCCGGGCCGCCCAGCCGACAGCCTCCTCATAGGCCAGGGTCTCGCGCGGCGTGTAGACGTAGGCCCGGCGGCCACCGTAGCCCAGGCGCGGACGCTTCTTCGGGACCGGTCGGCCGGGGACGGTGAATGTGGTCATGGCGCTCTCCTCACCAGCCTCAACAGAGCCAGGACGCACTCGCGGACGACGACGTAGTAGACGGTGACGGCTATGGCGAGGCCGGCGACCAGCCCGGCCAGGAGGAATAGGGGTAGGACGGGCAGGGTCGCCAGGTTTCTCATGGGACCACCCGGAGCTTCCGCGCCTTGGCCCAGCCGTCGAGGCACTGCTGGGCGGCCTCCTGGGTGCCGCAGACCGGTAGGTGCTCGGACTTCACGCGGCAGAGCGAGCCGCTGGGCTTCCGGTAGAACACACCCCAGGCGCGGCCATCTGAGATGCCGTCGTGCACGAAGAGGACCCGGCCGTGGCGGTCGATGTAGCGGGTCATAGGCCTACCACCCCTCCCACTCTTTCCAACTGCCGTCTGGGTTGAGTACTGAGCGGACGGGAATGAGACAGCGAGTGACGGAATCGTCGTCGCGCTCGATGGACTGGCCCTCCTTGAGCAGAAGCAATTCGCGCAAGGTGAAGTCGGCATAGTCCCTGGTGAAATCGTAGGCACTCTCCGGGTCGAAAAACCACGGCCCGTCCATGCCATCGCATCGCGCCCACCAGACCATGACGCGGTGCGGGGTCAGGAAAAAACGGGCGACGGCATAGCCAAAGCAGCAGGCATAGAGAGCTATCACCAGCGGTGTCCACCAGATTGTGCCGAACAGCAACGCAGTCACCGGCGCCAGAAGTAGCGGTGCCCACGTGGCCCACCACGGCGGGCTATCCCTGCGTATGTCGGCATCGAGTTCCCGCAGTTCCTTTAGGGCCTCGCAGTCAGCCTTGGTCATCCTCCCACCCCCAGGAATATCGCCGGGTCGTAGAGTTCACCGTAGACCCGTATCTCCCAATGCAGGTGCGCGCCCGTCGAGTTGCCGTTGTCGCCGACCTTGCCGATGACCTGGCCGAGCGAGACCTCGTGGCCCGGCCCCACCAGGACCTCCGAGAGATGCGCGAACAGCATCTCGACCCCGTTGGTGGATTCGAGCACGAGATGGAGCCCTAGGATATCGTCATACCGGACGGCCGAGACCGTGCCCCACCGGGGAGCGACTATCTGGGTGCCGATGGGTGCCACGATATCGAGCCCCTTGTGGACCCTGGGCCCGCCGTAGAGTCTCGACAGCCGCCCGACCACCGGCCAGAGCGGCTGCGCCAGGTGGATCGGACCCTCGCCCGTCTCCACGCAGACCTCCGAGAGGGCGATTCCGTTCTCGGGGATGGCTAGGGGCAGCCAGACTCTCTGACCGGCCGCGAACACAGCGTCGGAGGCAAGGCCGTTGGCCTGCATGATATCGGCCAGGGGGAGGCCTGTGTACTCGGCCAGCTCCCGGAGCGTCCCGCCGCCGGCGTCGACCCACAGGCGGGAGGGCCAGAGCGGGATGAGGATCTCGTCGCCGGGCCACATGCGGAGACCCGGGTTGGCCGACCGGATGGTCTCCTCGTCGACCCGAAACTGGCAGGCCAGGGCCCAGAGCGTATCGCCCCGCTGGACCGGGTAGGAGACCACCGGTAGCGGCGGGCCCTCCGGTAGGAGGATCTCCGCCGCCTCGACCAGCCGGGACTTGTCCACGAAGTCGGCGGCGTGAACCGCGCCCTGGCCCGAGAGCACCAGGGCCAGGAACGCCAGGATACAGGCTAGGATGATTGCCAGTCGTCTGCGGTGATCATGGGTCATGGCATCTCCACTCCCATCCCTCGCAGTCTGGCCCGGGCGCGATCGACTTCACCGAGGGCTCTCTCGGTGCTCCGCCGACCGGCCCGGGTCCGGTAACACTGGATGAGTTCGGCCTGGGCCCGGATGAGCTCGGCCAGGGCTTCCACTCCGGCCTCGATCTCGGCCCGGGCCCGGTCACTGGCTCTCGCGCGGAACTCGCGGGCACTGCTCATCCAGCCGCCTCCAGCGCCTCGGCCTCGTCGGGGTATGCCTGCTGGCCTTTCTGGCAGCCGGAGAACTCGTCGCAGTCCGGGCACTTGTGAGGGGCCTCGCCCTTCAGCACGTAGTCGCAGCATTGTCCGGTCATGCGGAGGTCGTCGTTGCACGACCGGCACTCGCGGGCGTCGACGATCTTCCGGAGGTAGTGGCAGGCAGCGGGTTCGGGCTCCTCGTCGGGGTCGTCGGCGGGAGGCTCGGCGGGGCCCGCGTCAGCCGCCTCGTGTCTCGGGTGGCAGCCGCAGCGGGTCTCGGAGCACTCCTCACAGACGCCGCCGCAGTCGAGGCCCTCCCCCATCTCCTCGTCCGAGGCCTCGGCGGCCGCCTCGCCCTGGGCGTCCTCCACGGGATCCACGGCCTGGCCATCGTCGTCCACGCGGTAGGCGCCACCCTCGGAGGGGTCAGGGGTGTGGGCTGTCTCCTCCGCCGGAGGGGTCCAGCCGATCACCTGGTTCTTGATGTCCTCATAGGCGGTATCCCTTGGGAGATATCGCCCATCGGCATTGTCCCAGGTCCAATTGGTCTCGGCCGTCAGCAGGTGTTTGACGGTCTGTCCGATGAGGGTCGGCAGGTCGGCCCGGGAGAGTTCATCGGCCTGTTCCGGGGCAAGGGCGAACCGCGAGGTGTAGGCGCATATGAGGCGGAGTTCGGCGTCGGAGACGGAGCCCCCCGACGTGCGGGCGGAAAGGTAACTCTCAGCCCTTTCCAGGCGCTCCTTCTCGCGGCTATCCCATACCGCCCTCGCCCTTTCCTGTCGTTCGCGCCTGGTCTTCCACTCCAGGTCTTGGCTCTCCTGACTACTCGCCGCCTTGTTGGCCTTCCTCCGTTCGCGGTAGCAGTCCGAATCACGGTCGAGACAGAAGGCCCGGCTTTCCCCCGCGGCACTGCCGACCCTGGCCTTCTTCCGATGCTCGCAGCTTGCCGGGCAGTCATCGAAGGCCTCCGTCAGGCGGTTGTCCTCTGTCCAATCAATCGGCTTGCCGGCGAGGACCTTCTCTACGGCCGCGGCCTTCTTGGCTTCCTTCGCGGCCGCGTTCTTGGTCTTCCAGCAGGCCGGGTCCGTGCACCGTAGACCACCCCAGCGCCCCTCGACCTTGTTCTCGCAATCCTTACACTCGGTGGCTCCGTCGAACTCCAGGCCGTGCCGGAGGTCCTTGGTGACCCCCTCGACGGCTTCGCCCACGAGGGATTTGACTCGCTCGACCGTGATGTCGTCGCCGTTGGCAATGTGGCTGTCGATGAGATCCTGGGTCTTCTCCACAGCATTCGGCAGGTGCTTGACCTTCAGTATCTCCTGCGCCGCCGAAGCCGAGAGTATTCCGCGCGTAATGAGTTCTTGGCCCGCTTCGGGCAGCGCGAGGAGCCGAAGCCTGTTGGCGATGTAGGGCTGGCTCTTACCGAGGCGCCGGCCGAGATCTTCTTGCGTGACCTCCGGGTAGCTCTGCAGATAATCCCGGTAGGCCCGGGCCTCGTCGATGGGGTTGAGGTCCTCCCGCTGGAGGTTCTCGATGAGCCGAAACTCGTGGACCTTCTGGTGGTCTATGCCCATGACGCGGCAGGGCACAGCTTCAAGGCCGGCCGCCTTCGCGGCCCGGAGGCGTCTGAAGCCGGCCACCAGTTGAAGCCCGTTCAGGATCGGTGACCCCTGGACGATCAGTGGTTCGATGATGCCGTGAACCTGGACCGAGGCTAGGAGTTCGGCGTCCTTCTCCGGGTCGGTCGCGGTCCGGACGTTCTCCGGGATGGTGATGGCGGCCACGGGAATGTGTTGGAACTCAAACTCGCGCTCATATTGTGAAGGTTCCCTCGAAGCTGTCACTGACTGTCACTCTCCCTTCGTTCCCGGTCCTTGCGGGCCAGTAACGCCCCCTGCTCCTCCGGGGTCATGCGGAGAAACGTCTTCACCCGACGGTCGAACTCGTCAGCGGTCATGGTGATGGACCGGCCCTTGTTGGTGGACAGTGTGATGGTGTAGTCGTCCTCGCGGCGTTTAGGCATCAGGTCTCCTCCTTCTTCCCAAACAACTCGGCGTACTCGTCTCCAAAGGGGCAGGCGGGGTCGTGTTGCCGCCCACCACGGGGACCGGGAGCACTCCTGACACGTCCGCAGGCTGTGCAGTAGTCCCAACTGGGGATGTCTGGGCTGGGGGTCCACCGCGCTCTCCCCAGCCCCTTGACCCACGTCTCCACCTTGTCCGCCCAGTCCAGCAGGTCAAGCGTCTTCCGGCGGTTGGGGATGAGGTGGTCGGCCAGCCAAGTTTCGGCGGCGCGGACGGCATCCGGGTAGCTGGAGAACCGTCCCGTGAACAGCACCTCGCGCTCGCCCACTCGCCGGATTTCCACGAACCACTCCACTCTGTCGGTCCACACGCACAAGAGGTACTTCTGCCCCTGCCACAGGGCCGCGCCGTGCCAGCCCGCGTTGCTCCGTCCCCACTCCACCTTCGGCCCGGCCATCTTGTCCCGCAGGGCCTGCCTGTCAGCCTTGGTCATCAAGCTCTCGCCTCCAATTTCTCGGCCACCCAGTCCTCGAAGGTGAGTCTAGCCATCGACGTTCACCGCCTTGTCTGGCCCGCCCACCGGATACCGTCGCGCCCCGCAGTGGCACCAGCCGTCCCCGTGGTAGGGGTGGCCCAGTTCTTCGCACATGTCGCGGGCCTGCAGCTCGTCCTGTTGAGGCTCGTCCGGCCCCTCCAGCAACGAGCCGTCCTCGTAGATGTAGTCTCTAGGCATCCCGCCCCACCGCCCTGTCGTAGTCGGCGAGGGCGGCCCTAGTGTCGAGAACGGCCTGCCACAACGGGATGGTATGTTCGGGCGGCTCGCCCTTGCAAACCGCGTGTTTGATTGCCTGGTCCCACTTATCGAATGCCCGGGCAAACGCATCCCCCGCCTTCAGCCGCGCCACGATACCGGAGCCGTCTGGGTTGGCGAGGAGGGCGCGGGCGCGGTCGATGGCGTCAACGGGGTCCCCGACCTCCACGGCGGCGTACCTGCCCCAACAGTCCAGCACCGCCTCCAACGCCTCCCGGTAGGCGGCGAGCCGGAGTTCCTGGGCTTCCGCCTTGTCCCTGGCCAGGAAGAGCTTGTGCTCCAGGCGGACTAGGACGCACTCCTCTTCAGGACACTGCCCACGCGGCCAATTGCTGGAGGAACATTCCTCCGTGACAGGGTCGCGGTGCTCACACTCGTCGCACCCGTCCACCCTGAAACAGTCGCACTCCAGGCACTCCTCCTTGACCCACTTCATCCCGGTCACGTCGGGAGTCGCCCCTGGGTCTGCGGCGCGAGAAGGGCCCGCGGGGCGGAACAACCTACCCAGCAGAGACCTGAGCAGGCACATCTCGTAGTTCGCGAAAGCCTGGGTCAATTTGTCGGTCACTGTCCATCCCTCCTCATCGGGCACTCGGGGTGCCAACTATCGTCTCCGGTGGCCATGTCGATGAGGATCCACCGGCCGTCAGCGGCGAGGGCGAAATCGACCGACCAGTAGCCGGGGAGGACGGCCGCGACCCGCTCCGCATAGCCGGTCAGGAGCTCGACCTCCTCCGGCGTCTCGGTGTTCATCTCGGCGAGCTGGTCACGCCAGTCCGCCGGAAGACGCGCCTCGTTTGAGCGGGTCGCCAGGGCCTCCGCCGGCCAGTAGGGATGTCGGCACTCGACCCGCCCGTCCCGGACGAAATACCGGCGTTCGGGGGCGATGGGAAGATGACCCCAGAAGGCCGTAAACCGCGCGGCCAGGGGGATATACTCGCGGAACACGATGGCCCGCCAGGGCAGCCCCATGATGTCGGCAGTGTCCATCGCCTCAGCCAGGGCGTAGATGTGCACCGGGTAGTACTGAACGGCGTCGCAGTAGCAGGTCTCGCGGTAGGAGTGCTTGGCGGCGGAGAGGTCGGTCCGGATGAAGAGTGGTTGGCCAGACCTTGCGATAGAGTAGGCGGCATTACCCAGGCGCGAGAGGACCCGGCAGACGCGCCGGTGAGCCCTCTCCCATCGACACAACGCCGCGATTGGTTCGTCGCCCGGTTGTCGCGTATACCTGTGGATGCTCAGCGCGTCTATGGTCACGGGCCGGAGGCGCACGATCTCCGTCCGGGGCACCGGAATCCCGAGGTTCTTGACCCGTGGCCACCAGTAGATCATCGAGTTCCGGCGGTCGTCTCTCGCCCTCATCCGTTCCACCTGCCCCTCGGGTTACTCTCCGGGGCGTTCGGGCCGGGGGGCCTCTGCTCCGGGCCTTTGGTGATGAGCGTCAGTCGGGGCGTGTGCGCCTGCGGTTGGGACCGGGCAAAGCCCCAGAGCGCCCGGACGTTGGCCCGGGTCGGCAAGGGTAGGTCGCCCGGCCAGAAGATGGCCCTGGCTCCGCAACGCCCGCAACGCGCCTCCACAATCCGGGCCCTGTACTCCTCGCTAAGGCCATCCGACAATACCGCTTGACAGTGGGGACAATAAGCTATCTCGTCTCTGCTCATGGTCCCGGCCACGGCGGCAGCCTCCCCTCCCCTATCGCGATGCAAAGATGTCTGATGATGTGGGCCATACCGAGACCGATGAACAGCGCGAACCCCAGGGTCGCTAGGCCCGGCCGCCGGGTGCCATCCTCCAGTCTCATCATGGCAGCCTCGCGATGACCCAGCCGGCCAGGAGTCCGGCTATGGCGCCGAGCACGATCAGGCCGTTGACGAAACGGGTGATATCCGTCCGCGGCAGTTCCTTGCCGTCGATGATGACTCGGATCTCAGTCAAAGTGCCTCGACCTCCGTTCCTCGCGGCCTCCGAACAACTCGGGCTTCCTGGGGGTTTGAATGTTGTCGGTCCGGAAGCGCACAAACTCGGGCTCCCACTCGATGCAGACCTCACCGGTGGGGCCGTTCCGCTGCTTGGCCACGATGACCGTGACCTTGTTGAGGCCCACGTGCTTGGGGTCGTGCCAGAGAAGGAGGACGTTGTCGGCGTCCTGCTCGATGTCCCCCGATTCCCGGACGTCCGACAGCTGCGGCTTCTTGTCGGCCCGGCCTTCGGGCTCCCGGTTCAACTGGCAGAGGAGCAGCACCGGGCAGCCGAGATTGCCGGCCATGTCGCGGATGCGCTTCACCTGCTGGCCGACATGCTGGGCCCTCGTCTCGCCTCTCTGCTCGGGGTCCCGGATAAGTCCGAGGTAATCGATGACGACGAGGCCCACGCCCTTGACCCGGCGCGCCTTGGAGACGATGGAGTGCGTCGACTGGCCCCTACGGTCGTCGACCCAGAGCGGCGTCGCGCCGAACTCGGCGATGGCCAGGGTGCCGGCCTCCCATCTCTCGTCCGTGAGCCGGCGGGCCCGGACGTCGCGCATGTTGATCTCCGCGCCCATGCTGATCAGGCGCTCGGCGATCTGCCGCGCCGACATCTCCAGGCTGAAGAGCACAACCGGGACCTGGCGGGCGGCCACGGTCCGGGCGATCGCGAGAGCCAGGCTCGTCTTCCCGAGAGAGGTCCGGGCGGCCAGGACGGTGAGGTCTCCGGGTTGAAGACCGACGAGCTTCCCGTCAAGGGCCGCGAACCCGGTCGGAAGGCCCACAAGTTCGCGGCGGTCCCTCGCGTCGTAGAGCTCGCGCCAGTGCGCGGCGGCCACGGGCCCGATCGGCCTCGGCCCCGGGTCGAAGGCGCTCAGTGAAGAGGCTCCGAGGATCCGCCTCTCGGCCTCGTCGGCAAGGGCCTCGAGCTCGACCGTGGAGTCGTGGGCCATGCTCGAGATGAGCGCGGCCTCCCGGATGAGCCGGCGGCGGACGCTCGCCTCCTTGACCTGGCGGGCATAGTGCATCGCGTGGGCGGCCGTCGGGACCGACCGGGCCACGGTGACGACGTGGGACAGGCCGCCGGCGCGCTCGAGATGCCCCTTCTCGGTCAAGGCCTTCGGGAGCGTCACGGCGTCGATGGGCGTCCTGTCGTCGTGCATGGCGAGCATGGTCGCCCAGATGACCTGGTGCTTGTCCTCCGAGAAGTCGTCAGGCGCCAGCATGGCCGCGAGTTCCGTGACCTTGTCGGGGTCGATGAGGCACGAGCCGATGACGGCCTGCTCGGCCTGGATGTCCTGGGGAGGCGTCCGGCCCTGACTCATGTGGCGATCTCACCCCCGGCCTCGCGGAGGTGGCTCAGGAACGCCTCGGCCTCGCGGGTCTGCTCCTCGGCTGTGGGACCGCGGGCGGTGGGTCCTGCCCGGGCTCCCTGCTTCTGGGCTTCCTTCTCCGCCTTCTCCAGCCAGTTTCTGAGCCGCGACCGCCAGTTGCCCTGGGGCTTGCCGGCCCACCAGTCCAAACACTTGTCCGCCTCGTGGGCGAGGTCAACGTGCGGGAACCTCACGAGCCACTTCCGGACGCAGCCGACGTCGACCTCGTAGCTGAACGGGTAGCCGTCGATGCCCCGGAGCACCCGGAGGATCTCGCGCTCCTGTTCGGTCAGACCAAGCGGTGGCGACGGTTCCTCGGGCTCCTCCGGGAATCGGGTTCGGGTTCGGGTTCGGGAATCGGGTTCGGGAATCGGTGCGGCTTCGATGCCGCTTTCGTGGCCCTCCGATGCGGCTTCGATGCGGCTTCGATGCGGCTTCGATGCGGCTTCGATGACTCTCCCGAGAGCCTTCGCAAGCTCGGGGCAGATGGTCTGGGCGATATCCAGGAACGCCTCTAGGAGCGATGTATCGGGAAGCTCGCGGATGACCGAAACGGCCCCGACCGTCTGCTTGCCGGCCCCCGGCGGGTCGTCCTCGAACGCCTGCGGGACGAAGACGACTTCGGCTGCGGCATCGTAGCGCACGTACTCCCGGACGGCCACGAGTTCATCGAGGGCGCTCGTGAGCCGCGGGAGGTCCCATCCGAGGTCGGCCGTCATGTAGGCCACGGGGCAGTAGTAGAGCGCCACCATGTTCCGGTGGGAACAGGTCGAAAGGTAGAGCGCGAGGGTCCGGGCATCCTCCGACCAGTCGCGGGAGATGCGCCAGAAGCGCGGGCTCACGTGGTAGTACCGTCCGAGAGGCGTCACAAAGCCACCGTCCCCTCGGGGTTCTCAAGCAACTGCCCCCGCCAGCAGAGCGGGCAGTTGCCGACGCAGACCGCGATCCCCGGCGGGCACCCGGCCTTCTTTCGGAGGAGGGCCCCGGCGGCCAGGAGGCCCCGGTCGTAATGCTGCAGCTGGGAGAAGAGACGGACCGGGTCCGTCGCCCGGACCACGGCCTCGACGGCGCTGTTGAGCGGAGTGACGTAGGGTATCGCGGTCATCTGGTCTAGCTCGCCTCCTCGAACTTGATGGCCAGCTGCTTGAGCCCGAACGCCCTGGCCGCGGAACCCTCGAAGTCCCTCAAGGTCTCGGCCTGTTCCGCGAGCCTGTCGCGCTCACTGCGCCAGGGGTAAGGCGCGTTGTTTAGGCCCAGCACGGCCTCGAAGTGGGTCCGGGATACCGCTGGAAGGTCAACCAGGCCGGCACCCTCTATCGTTGTCGTGGGGAATATGGCCGCCACGCACGCCAATGCCTGTTCTGTCGTCACCTCGTCGCCCACTGTCCTACCGCCTCCCTCTGTTCCCGCAGGCACCTCCGGCAGACAAACCCCTTGGGGGTGTCCCGCCCTCCGTCGCGCCGCAGGCCGAACCACTCATGCGTCCGCCCGCAGGCGATGCAGACAGCCCGGTGGGGCTCGTCAATCCCGGGAACTCTCCTGGGTCTGGTCATGGGCGTCATCCTCTCTCACTCAAGGTCCGGCCGGCGGGGGCCGGTCCTGCCCCGGCTTCCGCGTTTATGGCCCGGATGCATCTCCCACAAGGTGGGCGCGTTACGTCAGTCTCCCGGGCGTGTCATCTAGTCGCCACGCCGCCCCGCCAGCCCTTAGTGTCGGTTGTCAGCTCAATCCCGGCCCTGGCACAAGCCGGCCTCCCTAAGCCTCTTTGCCGTGGGCATCGTCGGCAGAGGCTCGTCCAGCCGGAAGATGCCGTGCTGACGGTTAGCCTCCTCCACGTCGACAAGGCGCCCTTCTAGGTTGTCAAGAACCTTGCGTATAGCCGCGATGCCGTCATGGAGTTCGTCGATGTTGTCCGCTACCGTCCCTTTCACTCGGTCACCCCCCTCCGCCGGCCAAGTCGGTTGTCAGCGTCGGTCTAGTAATCGTCTATTCTGTCTCTCGTCTAAGTTCGGGCGGCTAAGACCCCTCGGGTAGCCGCCCTATTCAGTTGTGTGCCTGGCCCCGGAGGGGCCAAGGGTTAGGTCCCTGTCTGGCCGGGGCTGAGCCTGACGATCTTGCTCTGCCAGTAGGTCGAGTCAGCCACGGTGTAGCCGCGCCGGTGCATCTCCGTGCCGGTGATGAGCCAGTCGCCGACGACGACCTTCTCGCGTCCGTCGAAGACCTTCTTGAGTTCCCGGTCGATGGCCTCATACTCGTGCCTGGCCGCCTGGAGCTCCTCGCGCCTGGCAAGGAGCTCCTCGATGCGGGGGTCGTCGGTGATCTCCAGCGCCTGACGCTTGATCTCGGGCAGGCAGATGTGGACGAAGCCGCACCCCTCGCAGACAGCGGGGTCCTGGATGGGGTCGGGCAAGGTGCCGGCGGCTACGTGCTCGTTCACGCGCTCGAGCTTCCGGCAGATCTCCTCCGCGTAGTCGTAGTCGAGATCCACCCAGATGACCTTGGGCGCGTAGGTCTGCTTGGATACGAGGTAGAACAGGCCGCACTCGCGCCCGGAGTTGAGGAGATACATGGTGAGTTGGGCCGGGTAGCGGCGCATCCAGGGCCGTGAGGAGGAGAGCATGTCCTCCACGGAGTTCACGGCCTGCCAGGAGTGGTGGGCGAACCCCTTGACCTCGACCGGGTAGGCGTTACCGTTCACGCGCAGGACGCAGTCGAGGTGGCCCGTCAGTTGCAGGGCCGGCCACTCGAAGGCCCGCTGCTGCTCGGTGACCTCGAAACCGGCCCCCCGAAGCTGGGCCAGGGCCATCTCCTCGATGAGGCGCCCGCCCTCGAAGATGAGCTCGAGCTCGGGCCCGTGGAGGACCTTCTCCTGCCAGCGGGTCCGGCCGAGGACGAGATACCTCTCACACGGGTGGCCCGCGTCGCTTGCCCTGTTTGTGTGTTGCGGGTGTCCCTTGATGCGGCCTCGTTTGGCCTCGTAGACCGCCCCCACGATGTCCGGGCGGTCCGGGCTAGAGCTCGAGCTGGTCGCCGATGTCATCGGCGCTCGCCCCCTCCTCGCCCTGGGTGCCCCTGGCCGCCCAGGCCTCGTAAGCCGTCTTGGCCTTACCGTAGGTCACGGGGATCTGGCGTTCGCTGAGTTCATCGATCCGGCGCTTGCCGGCGACCTCCTTGCCGTCCTTCGCGATGAAGCTCGTGAGGCCGAGGAGGATGTCCTTAGCCGTCTCGCCGTCGCCGCCGGCCATCTCGAGGATCATCCGGCGGAGTTCGGTGCGCAGATCCTTGACTTCCTCGCTCATCTCGCTCTTCTGGTAGCTCACCTTGGCCGTCTCGCCGCGCCTGAAGCCCCCGAACTCCTCGACCTCTTCCCAGGTGAGGTTCCGGATACCGATGAGCCGCGCGATCCCATTGCCGACGCAGTTGGTGTAGGCGGCCTTCCGGACGTCCTGGCGGTCAATCTGATCCAGCGGGACATCCCGGCCCTTGTGTCGGCTGAAAAACGGGTCCCTCGAGGACCGGGTACCCACGGCGTCGATCGTGGCCGCGCCCATGCTGAACTCGCCGGTGTAGATATGGCTGTAGTGCCCGTCGGGTTCGACGTCCAGGGTCGGCTCGTTGATGCGCCAGGAGATGCCGAACAGCCGGGCCACCTTCTCGGCCCCCGAAACCCAGAGGTACGGTTTGCCGTCCTGGTCCACCCAGTCGTGCTTGTTGGTCACGGCCAGGGCGATTTTCTTGATCCGCTTAATGGCCTCGACCCGTTTCTCCGCCGCCTGGGCTATGGCGACAAGGTTGTCGCTCCCGATGCCCTGCTCGTCCGGCAGGACTACGGCCGTACGCTCATCGATCACTTTTATCTCTCCTCCGTTTCCGTCAAACCCAGTAAGACGCGCAGGAAGTCCCGCGTCCGCTCCGGGGTGGATAGGTCCTGGGTCATCCGCCCGAGCCACTCGCGAATCTCGACCACGGGAAGCGTCCAGCGGTCATGCCCGAACCGGGCCACATAGCGCCACTTGAATACCTGGTGCAGGTCGAGGGCGGAGAGGTAGGCCTCGTGCCGAGAGGAAGGCGATGCCTGGTCGACGTCGCCGTAGATTTCGGCCAAGAGGCTGCGGAGATAGTGGGACAGGATGGAGAGCGCCAGGTCGGCGGGCCTACTGCCCCCGTAGCCCCACTCGATGTCCTTGCCGTGGAGCAGGACGTGGGCGACGCTCTGGGCCTGCTCGGGCTCGGGGCCCACAGCCCAGACCTGGGGACCGTCCTCGTCCGCGTCGTCGGGCTGGCGCCAGCCGATGTAGACCCGGCCCGACCCGCGCAGTTCCTCGGGCGTGACCGGGATGTTGACCGTCGTGCCGTGATACTGTGCCTGGATCATGCCCTTCGCCCTTCCCTTCCTCGCCCCAGCGTGTTAGACTAGGGCTGTCACTGACTGGCCCTGGCCGCTTCGGTCAGGGCTCTCTCTTATGCGCAACTCGGCGGCCGGTTGAGCGGCCTCCCCTCGAGCGGGTCCTGCCCGTCCTGTTGCAGGTCTCCCGCGATGCGTAGCCGGACCCGGACGCGGGTGCCGCCCGGCGACCTGCGGACAAGCGCGTGCCTGGTGATGCAGTCGTCGACCCCCATCCGGCCCAGGGCCTCCGCGAGTTCGCGCTGGGCGAACCTCCGGGTCTCCCGGGTGTGGGCCCCGGCCACGGTCATGGCCAGGCTGTCGATGCACTCCTCCGCCTCACGCGGCATGTCGTTTCACCTCCCGTCCCTGGATGTAACCCTTGGCCGCCAGGTCGGCCCTGTGCTCGGCGTGGATCTCCCGCAGGCTCCTCCCGTAGTCCCGGCAGAGGACCGCCAGGAACGTCCGGCACGCGGTCTTGACCTGGACCACCTGCCGGGCCGCGTGGTCGATCTGCGCGTTTCCGGCCTCGCCGAGGTCGGCGGCGTTCCTGCAGTTGGTGAGCGGTTCGCAGGCCCACACGGCGTCGATGGCCTCCTGCAGTTCCTCGATCAGCTTCCTGGCCACCGAGGAGCGGTGGGTATCGACCCGGGGCCCGTCGAGCCAGGGCGAACCGATGCCCCCGGAGGCCTCGAGTTGGACGGCCGCCGTGAACCTCGGGTCATCCAGGAACTCGACCAGGCTCCGCGCCACATCCGGCGCGAGGCGCCTCTCCCCGTTCTCGACCATGCCGACCATGTTGGCCCCATAGCCGACCCGGCGGCCGAGCTGTCCCTGGGTGAGGCCGCGGGCCTTCCGCGCCTCACGGAGCGCTGTGGCGATTCCCATCTCGTTTCACCCCCTCCCGTGTGTGCCGGTGGCTGGCAGGCCACCACGTACAGGCATAACCTCAACCTTGGGCCGGGAGGTCCGGGCTGCGACGGCTGTCTGGGGGTGTGCCGCGTCGGGATGCTGCCAGTAGCGGATCTCATCTCGCGGAATTCGGACCAACCGGCCCAAACGGATGTGCGGGATCATGCGCTGACGGACGAGCTTGTAGACCTGGTTACGGTTGACTCTGAGGACGTCGGCGGCCTCCTCGACCGTGAGTTGCAGCGGCAGGTCGTCCCAGCTCGTCGTCATCGGCCGGCCACCGCCTGGGGCTTGGACGCTCCGTCCACGCCGTAGAACAGGGCGTCAACGCTTGCGCCGAGCGCATGTGACAGCGACCCCATCAGGGCGAAGCTCGGATTGCGTGTACCCTCCTCGATCTTGTAGAGAAGCGAGGACGAGACGCCGACGAGGGAAGCCAGACCCTCTATGCTGAGGCCCTTGGCGGTGCGCGCTGCGGTGAGCGCCGTCCGTCTTGTGCGCAACTTAGGACACTCCATTTCCTGGACTGATGGTCCATCTACAGAATACTGGACCGACGGTCCACGTGTCAAGGGGAAATTTCACTTGTAGTCCAAATATCTCGCCACCCCTGGACTCAGTGTGCTAAGCTCTCGGAAGAGGTGGACCTCTCGTGCAGATGAGCAAGCGCATAGGTTTCGCCTGCGCAATGGCTGGCTTCTCTCGCAAGGGTCTGGCCACCGCGCTGGGCGTGTCGTATTGGTCGGTCTGTAAGTACCTGGATGGCAGTCGTATTCCGCCGCCCGACGTAGTGGCCCAAATAGCAGAGGTCACGGGGGTTTCTACGGATTACCTCCTGGGCAGGACCGACAATCCGATACCACCGTCGGCGGTCCAGGAGAATGACCAGGACATCGCATTTTGGCTACGCTCGACCGGGGATTTGAGCGCCGCGGACAGAAAGCAGCTCCTGGATTTCGCGGACTGGCTCAGGAGCCGACCACCGAAGGGGGTTACCCGCAAGAAGCGCGACTGAGACCGGCCGCCCATTCTACGCGGAATAATCGCAGCTCGGGTGGTGGTAATCGTGTCCCGGAGGGCCAGCCCAGAGGCATTGGCCCGGCAGCTCCTAGCAGCGACAGGCTACCTTGACACCTACCGCTCCCGTCCTCGCCTGGACCTCCCCAGCCTGCTGGAGCACTATGACCTAGAGTGGTATCGCCGGCCGTTCGACGACCTGTCCGGAGCCCTGCTCCGCGTGGGCGGAGTCTATCGCGTCGTCACTAACGCCCGGCACAGACTGGCCCGCCAGAGGTTCACGGCGGCGCATGAGTTCAAGCATTACCTGACCGACCGGCACCTGTCGCCGGGCTTTGCCTGCCGCCGGTACGTCGACAACCGCCTGGAGCGCGAGGCGAACGTGTTCGCGCGAGACCTACTGATGCCCGCGGAGGTCCTGGGGTGGCTCTGGGGCCAGGGCTACCACGCCCCCGAGCAGATAGGCCGCGCGCTAGGGGTGAGCGCCCAGGCCGTAGATATCCGCATGGCCGAGCTGGAGATCGGGCCGGAAAAGGCTCTCTGGGGGTAGAGCGCGGACTGGCTGAGCAACAACCTTGGCCGAGGGAGGGGCTGTCACTGAACAGAACACGCTTTGCGATTGGGGCGACCGCAATGCTCGTTGCCGCAGGAGTCGTCGTCTGGTATCTCATCGTCACAGTGCCGATTAGGACCGACCTGGCCACCCTTAACAAGGCCGTCGCTGACCTGCTGAGGGAATCGGGGTATCGTGAGCACTTCGCGGACCTGACCCCACCGCCGCCTACCGAAAGACCATCTTTCGCCGCAGCGATCTGGGCAGCCATTGACCCGGCCGAGTATGCTGCCGCCAAACAACTGCGACTGGTCAAGAGAGACAGAGAGAAGTGCAGGGAGCAACTCGCACGATTGAGCCTTACCGCTCTGTGTGCCGCCGGAGGGGTTCTGCTCCTTGGCGTGGTCGGCGTTGCAGCCATCCCCGCGGAACGGAAGAAGACGCCGGAGATGGACGACTGATGGCCGGGGGCTACAGCGGGCAGGGACCGCAGGCGCGTCATCGAACATCCGACCGGGGGGTGAGGTAGGCCGTGGCCACAGGTCGCATCGAATGGCGGAACGGGCGCCCCAGCTACATCGTCGAGTACGGCTACGACGGCCGCGGCGAGCGCCAGCGGAAGCGCTACAGCCCCAGGCGCCTCGGCCTCCCCCAGCCCCGGAACAAGGGCGAGGCGCGCCGGCAGCTCCGTAGCATCCTCGCCGAGATCGACGGCGGGACGTTCGTCGAGCCCACCGACATGACGCTCGGGGAGTATCTCGAGTACTGGCTCACGAGCTGCGCCGCGCTCCGGGTCCGGCCCCACACCCTCCTCCACTACCGGCGGGCGCTCGACCTCTACGTCACCCGGTTCCTCGGGGACCTCAGGCTCCGGTCCCTGACGCCCGTCCACATCCAGTCGCACTACCGCTACCTCCTGGAGGACGGGGCCCGGAGCCGCGAGGGAGGCCTCGGCGCGACGAGCGTCAGGATGGTCCACCGGATCCTCCGCTCCGCCCTCGCCTGGGCCGCGGACACGCGCCTCATCGCCTACAACCCGGCCGCAAAGGCCGAGCTCCCGACCGGCGACTACGAGCCGGCGGTCATCCTCGACCAGGCCGGGGCGGGAAGGCTCCTTGCCATGCTCGAGGGCACCCGTCTCGGGGAGGTCGTCCGGGCGGCGCTCCTCACGGGCTGCCGGCGGGGCGAGGTCCTGGGCTGGCAGTGGCAAGACATCGACTGGGAGGCCGGGCGGATCCGCGTCCGGAGGAACCTCACCGTCTCGCCGGGCGGGATCGTCGAGGCGCCGACCAAGACGCGGGCGGGGAAGCGCTGGCTCCGGATGGGCCCGAGCCTCGAGGCCCTCCTCCGGAGCATCCGCCGGCGCCAGGCCGAGGAGAAGCTCCGTCTGGGCCCGGCCTACGGGGACGGCCGCTGGGTGTTCGCCGAGCCGGACGGGAGCCGTCCCTCGCCTAACGCGGTGTCGGAGAGGTACCGGCGCTTCGTGGCCGGCGCCGGGCTGAAGGGCCTCCGGTTCCATGACCTCCGCCACGCGGTCACGTCGGCGCTCCAGGATGCCGGCGAGCCGCGGCCGGAGATCGCCCGCTGGATGGGCTGGGCCTCCGAGGAGATGGTCCCGACCTACTCCCACCCTCTCCGGGACGGCCGGACCGCCGTCGAGGTGTTGGAGAGAGCCTTTGGGCACCAAACGGGCACCAAAACGGCCGCGAAAGGTTCCGACCGCGACGCCTAGCCCCAGCTAGAGGGCCTGCGGGGTCCCCGGTGTGGAATAACAAGGGTATTATAGCATGGCATGTCGTCTACCTGCACGAATGCGGCTCTAGCTGGGGCGGGAGTATCGCCGCGTCTCGTCCCGTCCCGTTTCGTACCGCCCCGACCCGCGGATTTGGGCACCATTTTGGGCACCAAGAGGCCGGGCCTCCGGAGAGACCCGGCCCCTTGCCCCTCCCCTACCCCTCCAGTCGAAACTCCGTCCAGTCGGCCGGCGGCCTCCCGGCCTCGACCGCGAGGTACTCTCGTTGCCGGCGTCTCACGGTGTTGATCGCGACGGCCTGGGCATGGAGGTATCTCGAGATATCGCGGTAGTCCTCCGGCCGGATGGAGATCAGTCTGTTGCAGGCCCGCTCAAGGCGGCGCCGGGCCCGCTCCAGGCGCGTAAGGACGCGGCCCATTTCAGGCCTCCTCCTCCTCGGTGATCTCGTCCACGAGATCGCCAATCTCGTCGTACTCGCCCCTGGCCCACCCCATGGCCAGGACCTCGAACCGCTCCCCGGCTACCTCGTGGCCGTCGATGATTACGGCCCCGGTCGCGGGGGTCTCGACTTGGTGGCCGGCGGCCTCGAGGTCGGCCAGGAGGCGATGGGTAGCCAGGGCGAAGGATTGGTCGCTGGTCCGGATGGCGCCGACAGCGCCCAGACGCGTCCGACCGACGAGGATTACATCGCCGTCGGCGTCCGGGCCCGGCGCCTGCAACTCGAACCGCGCCGGAACGGACGCCCGGGCCGCGTCGAGGGTCTCGAACGCCTGGCTGGCGTGGGCGGGCATTCCGTCCCGTGCGTGGTAGGAGACCACGAACGGCTTCGCCTCCGGGTCCTGGCTGAAGACCTCGGACACGGTGACGATCTCAGGCGAGCGACGGGAGGCGATGTACTCCTGGACCTGACTCCAGGTCCAGGCCGGGTGGTTGCCCACGTACTGCTTGGGCTCCGGGATGCCGGCCAGGCCGCGGGTCCGATACGACCCGACGGTCTCCGTGTTCCATTTTTTCGCCGGAAACGCCTCGGCCAGGGCCAGGGCGAA